GAAGATTATCTTGATCGAGTAATCAGCACACAAGAATTAATAGATGAACCTTATGATAAAAGTATCGAGTGAAATAATAGAAGATGGTCACGATTTATGCGGAAAATCAATATATTCTATTAGTGAAGAACACTATAACTATGATATTTGTAACTGGACTGGTTTTACAAGATATTACTTTGATAATGTTTTGTTGAAAACAAAATCAGATAAAATAGTTATTTTAGTATCTAAAGATTTAGACAATAAAACTTTTGCAGCTACATATAATTGTTTATATGGGAATCAAAAAATAAAAATCTATCGTGAAGATATAAAAGAAATAATAAACAATGAAGTTAAAGAAGATTCCAAGAAGCATTAAATATTTTCGTTCTTTTGAAGTTATTGAAAACAAAAAAAGAGAGTTAGTAGTATTTCCAACAGGTGTACTAGCTAAAACAAAAAAATTTAATATTAGACTTTCTAGACTAGATTATGATTATCAAGATAAAATTATATTAATAATAAAGTATTATAAGAATTGGGATAATATTTTTTACGTATGTCTTATTAATAATAGATTATTTTCTTTAACTTCAAGTGACATAGAATACTTTATAAAGCCACACATAAGGAATACTAAATGAGTACTAAAGCAACAATATTTCATAATAATAAACTTCACTTTTACGAAGAAGTATTTGACAATGAAAACATATACTTAGAGTTATATGATTTAGAAGAAGCATCGATACAAATATTTCCAAAGTATTCAACAAAAGAACAAAAAAATAAAATTACATTTAAAATATTAAAAAAAGATTTCAAAGATATTATTAATAAAGTTAATAAAATAAATTTGGAGTAAAAATGAATTGTATAAATGATAATGATATTTCTTATTTTAACAAGCTAAAAAAGAACTTTGAAAATAAAATAATAAAAAAAGTTAATATTTTAAGTGGAAAGTATATAAAAAAAATAATAAAAAACATTTTTATTTTAAATGGAAGAAGTCTTATCAGTATGTCAAAAAAAAACAATACTGTTTGCTTCAAGATAGATGATCTTAAAGTATTTAGTGAAGTTAGTAGCATTTCGAATTGGAGTACTTTAAAAACAGAATATAGTAGAGTTTGTATAGATTTTAAAGATGGAAGCAAGTTATATCTAAATGACAAAGAAGACAACGGAACTTTTGAAATAGAAAAAAAATATGGACTATAATAAAAAATATAATGTTTCTTTTAAAGGATTACTAAAGGGAGACTATATTGAGTATAGTGAATATAGTATATATTGTAAATATAAAAAAAAATGTTTAATTTTAAGTAGAAAACTAAAAGCTAAAATCACAACAAAATTTGGCCCTGAAAAATATTTTGAATATACAGTTCTACAAGAAAATGAAGTCATAAAAATAAAAACTCAAAATATAAAAATACATTTAATAGTTAGATCAAAATAGTAATAGAAAGTGATTAAATTTTGTCTTGCTTAATATATAGAATATGATAAATCTTAAACAAGCAGGGATTATGAGCTATAAAAATTCTAAGCATTATAAAACTAGATTGATTGAGGTAAGTTTGTCTAGCGATCAAACTATATCATCTACAAGCGAAACTCTTATAAACTTTGATTCTATAAGAGGAGACTCTGGTCACGGAGTTTCTTTAGTAAGCGGTCAAAATGGAAGAATTAGATTAAGTGCAGGAAAATACTATCATATTATTGGACCTGTATCTATGGATAAAAATTCAACAAGCGACCAATATAGTGTAAAATGGTGGAACCCAGATGGTTCTCAAATACTTGAATCTGACGGTGCTTTTAGATCTTATGGTTCACATACATCTGGATCTAATAAACATTTTCAATGTCTGCATTGTCAACTATTAGTAAACCCTACAAGTGATCAAGATTTTGATTTAAAAGTAGATGGTGAAACAGGTTCTATACTAAAAGACGGAACTATGTTATTTATTATAGAAATGAGTAAAGAATGAGTTATAATAATTTTAATGATATAAATCCTTTAGTTGCAGTTTATAAAAATTCTTCTAGAACAACATCAGGTACAGTAGTATCCTTTCAGTTTGATACTAGCTTATATTCTGGAACTATTTCAAGCAATATTTTAACAGTAGACTATCCTTGTACTCTTAGAGGTGACTTTTACGGAAATACATCAGAAACTATTGTTGTTAATTCACAATTTAATATTGATGGTGTTGATCAGTATCAATGCAGAGACCACTATTCAGGATTTGGGGGTGGTAATATTGGAGGAAGTGAAGTATTTTTTGCAGATGCTTCTGCTAATATTGATATAAAAGCAAAATACAGGACAAATGGAAACTTAAGCCTTACAACATTTGCAAAGTTCCCGAGAATTACAGGTGTTTTAATTAAATGACTTATATACCTTTTTTTACTACTTCTACATTAAAATCTGATATTCTTGCGAGTAAAGAAGCTTCGGAAATATCAGGTACTTTAACAGCACATTTTGATAAAACAGATATCACAAATACAGATGTTACTTCAAGCAATGATTATCAATTTACTTTATCAAGTTCTAGTGGTTCTTCTTTTCTTTTAGAAGGAAGTATTTTGGTTAATAATACAGATACAAATGTAGCTACTGCTGTTATGCAGTGGTATGATGAAACAAATTCAACTTTTATTGGAACAAAATGTAGGATTACTAATAAAATTGATTCTGAAGATCTTGACCCTCAATATCCAACAACTGCAAGCGCAATAATTTTAGCAAGTGATTTTGGAGGTTCAGATATTACAGTAAGTTTAAGAGCAATTTCAACTTCTGGTAATGCAATATATCCTGCTACTATAGTTGGGTCTAACAATGGAAGAGTTTTGACAGCAGTATTTAAAATATTGCAAACTTAGTTGATTTTATAAGTGTAAATTAAATAATATTATTTTATAATAATAATAAAAACATTATAAGGAAAATAATATATGAGAATTGCTATCACAGGTGAAGATGGATTTATTGCAAAAAATCTTATTAAACAAATTAAAGAATTTGATCACGCATATATTTCTTTAAAAAAACATGGTCACTTTTTATCTTCAAGGTTGGAAGAAACAGGTGAACCATGTGTATATTCTAATGATGAAGAAAATTGGTATAGAACTTTTACTACTTTAGATATTGATGTAATTGTTCATAACGCAGCAGTTGTAGGAACAGATGTTGTTGCATTAAATGGTAAGCATTCAAATATGACAAATGTTTACGGAACTCAAGTAATTACAAATGCTGCAAATAGAGCTGGCATTTTAAATGTTTACATAGGCACTTCAGTAATATATGATACAAAAATATATCAAGATGTAGAAATAACTGAAAAAAGTAAAATATTTCCTAGAACTTTATACGCTATTCAAAAGTATGCCGGAGAAATGATTGTTAGAAATACTGCTAAAGAGTACTTAGTAATCAGACCTTTATTTGCGTACGGCGGAGAGGGTGATATGAATTCTTTAATTGCTAAGTCAATGTTTGCTGTAAAAAACAATAAAGAAAATATTGATATGTTTTTAGATCCAGAAAAAATTAAAGATTACATGCATGTTATGGATTTTTGTAATGCAATCATGACTGCAATAGTTTCTGACAAAAGAAACAATGATTATAATGTATCAGCTAATAATCCTTATAAAACTGCAATGATTATTAATAAAATTCAAAATCATATTAACTGCGACTTAAGTAGAATCATAAAATGGCATGAAGATACAGATTATTTAGGAAATCATAGACTTTCAAGTAATAAGTTTAGAAAAGACTTTAACTGGAAAAATCAAATATCATTTGAAGAAGGAATAGAGATGTCATGGTATTCAATACAGAATTGTGACGATGATTATAATCCTTTAAAATATTTAGAGCAAGCTAAAGAATCAAATGTAAATTTAAAAGATTTTTTTCCTAAATAAATTATTCGTTATAATTACCTATAAAGGAGAAATCTTTTATGGGAAGAAAAACAACAAAAATAGTTCTTAATTGTAGTCATTGTAAAAAAGATTATAAAATAGCTCCTTCAAAAGCTAAAACATCAAAATTCTGCTCTAAAGCTTGTATGGATGAAGCTAGAGATGTAAAAGTTGAATATACATGTAAAACATGTAAAACTGTTTTTAAGTCTGGAAAGAAAAAGACTTATTGTTCTAGAGCATGTTATGTTGAAGACGTAAAGAAAAAAAGAGTAGATTTAAAGTGTCAAAGTTGCGGTAAAGAATATCAAAAACCTGTAGGTAAAGAAACTAAATATTGTAGTAGACAATGTACATTTGTAGCTCAAAGTAGTGGTCTTGCTGATATACCATCTAATGGTAGAAAAGGTTTTAGACGAGACTTAAATCCTAACTACTTTTTTAAATCTTCTTTAGAAGCTGACTATGCAAGATATTGTGATTCTGTAGGAAAAAAATATATTTACGAGCATAAAACTTTTAAAGTTTTATATGGTGATAAAGAAAAAGTATATACTCCTGACTTTTATCATCCAGAAGAAGATAGATATGTTGAAACTAAAGCTGTTAGACGCGATAGAAAGTTTAATTCAAATTTATTGGCTGCAGATTTACTTAAACAACAAGGCGTTAATATTGATGTTTTACTAATGGATGATTTTTATAGATCAATAAAACAAAGTGGTCATTACTGGTTAATTGACAATATTGAAAACAAAAATTATGATGGAACTAGACATTTAATATATTTAAAAAAGAGAGTAGAAAATGTATCAAATAAATCAACTAGTTAGATTTTATAATCCAATAAGTCATATATTTCCGCCAGATATAAAAGACTACAATATAGGTTTGATAGTATCTAAAAACAATTCTTTAAATACAAAAAACCCAGTTTACAAAATACTTTATCAAAATAAAACACTTTATGCTATCAGTGAGTATATAAAACCTCTTTAATAAAGAAAGAATTTTATGAACAGATCAAAACAGAAAGGCATGATTTCAGTTATTATTCTTTTTGCTGCTGGAATATTAGCTTTGTTTAGTATTGGTATTATTAATATAGGAAAGTTGTCTATAGATATTAATATAGAAAAACAAGCTTTAGATAGCTGTAGTGTTTTAATTGGAAATAAAGTTATTCAAACAAATAATATAGAATTAGCATGCAATTCAAATTTTGGTAATAATTGTTTAGAAATATCAGGAAGCAAAAGTGGAAATTTAACTTGCAATGATAAAGGATTAGATTGCAATAATCAAGGTGTATGTAAAAGAAAATTTTTAGTTTCATCAACATATAATCCAAATAATAGAGATGTCACAAAATCAGTTAATGTCTATGTAAACGAAGAAAATCATGAAGTAAATATAGTTGATGCTGGTGTAGTTTTATTATTAGATTATAGCGGATCTATGAGAGGAAATAGAATATTACAGTTAAAGTCAGCTGTAAGAGAGTTTATCGATTCTAGATTTAATCTCAGCTACTCTGTTATACTTTATAATAGTAATATTATAGCAACATCAAATATTGGGAAAGGATTTAACCACGATCAAACTGCATTGTCTATAGTTAATAATAATAATCCAGGTGGAGGTACTAATTTTGTTACACCACTACAAGAAGCAATAAGACAAATAAACAGTACAAACCATGAAGTGTATTATATACTACTAATATCAGATGGTTCGCCTAATGAAGGATTAACACCTTCAAAAAACTTTGTAGATAATAACATTATGAATATTAACAATGATTTTTGTATTTTTTCTACATCTCAAAATCCATGTATATCTATTTTTACTTTAGGAGTAGATAATGCTGATATTAACGTTTTATCTAATTTGAGTGGAAATACTTTAAATCAAAATAATAATGACTATTTATATACAGTAAATGCTAATCAAACATCATTAGCTTTTAGTGCAATAATAGAAGAAATAATGTGTAGAGTAGGACCTGTATTTGCTGATGACTTATATGTATTTAATGATTTAGAAGCTTTAGAAGAAGATATAGATTATGTATATGATGATGATGTTAAGATTATTAAATTTTATGACCAAGAGCCTTTTAATATATGCACAGAAATGTTAAATAATAGAAGTAACATTACAATAAGATGGGGAAAAACATATTTAGAAGTTTTAGAGTAAACTTTTATATTTATAGTACTTATACATAGCTATTGTCAGTTTTAATATTCATAAATTAAATATTATTAAGATATAATAAATAAAAAATTATTATTTATTTACCCATATTGTGAAAAAATAAAATTTTATTCTTTAAATGACTCATTCTTTCTATTGCATTCTTAGAAAGTTTATACATTTGTTTAAAGTACTTTGTTGTAATTTTTGAAAGTCCTAACTTATCAATGTCATTTTTATTTTTTATCATAAGCAAAGAATACGCAAATATACTAGCAGGTATATCATGTTCACCTACACCTTTTGTAAATTCTTCTTTGTCAAAGAAACTTACAAGCTCTTTTGTTATTTCTGTCTCAGACATAAATTTACTATCATCAATTTTTCTTCCTACAAAGTTACTAACATATCTTCCTTCAAAATCTACTGAGTTTTCTTGATTTTCTTTATTTATTAAGTTCATCATATTAGTAGAAGAAACTATGTCAAAATAACCATGAAAAAAATCATGAATAGACCACGAAATTATTTCTCTTAAGTTTTTAGTATCACTAAACAATCCTAGTTTATATTTACTTCTATCAAAATTATTTCCCGACTGAAAACTCTTAAGAGATGCAGCAGAAGTTTTAACTAAATCAGCTTGAAGATTAATTATTATTAGAAGATTGTTTGTATTTAAGCTTTTTTCTATATGACGCTTTTGCTCATTGTTAGTTTTACAAAGATTTAGTATTCTTTCTACATTATCAATGTTTTTATCAACTAGAACTGTTTTTTCTTCATACTGATATTCATCTCCTAACTTTTCATAATCAGACATTTCTTTGTTAAACTCAGAATATAACTTTTCGTTTTGAGGATCATCATGCACAACAAATGCAAGATCAATAGGAAAGTCATTATTAATTAACCCACTAGACTTAATTGTTTGTGAAGGTCTTTCATTAATAAAGTTTTGTTTCCACTCAGTTAATAGTTCTTTAAATTCTTTTCTACTTAGCTTGCTCATAAATTTCTCTTTGATAAAAAAAATTATTTTTTCTTTTTAGCAGCTTTTTTAACAACTGCCCAAGGTTTAGAAGGAGTTGCAGAGTTAACTCTAGCATGTGCCCATTGATGTTGTGTCATTCCTTTTCTACTTCCGCTAGATGCCCAAGCAGCAAGTCCTTTTCTATACTCAGCATATACAGAACTAGGAGTCAGTCCTCTTTTTTTGGCTTTCTTTTTTAAAGTTTCTTTTGTTGCAGCAGAAAGACCTCCTGAAGATGACTTTCTTTTTGTCTTCTTTTTCTTGGCTTTTTTAGAAGTCTTTTTCTTTTTTTTTCTTTTACGTCTAGCTTCATCGATCAAAGCTTCTTCAATAAATGCTTCTAATAAAAATAATTCTTTCATAGATCTACTTTCTTTTTTTACTTTTTTGAATCATGTCTTGGTTTATTTTTCCAGCCTGGTGATTTTCTTGCTTTTTTTTCCATCTTTTCTCTTCTTTTATAAGCTCTCTGAATTCTTTTAGGATCACCACTAGCAAGATCAGCTTTTGTTGCATCTAATTGCTTGTCTCTTTTACTACCTTCTGGTGCACTATAGTTAGGATGATGTTTAGTCTTCTTTTTCTTTTTTTTTCTTTTACGTCTAGCTTCATCGATCAAAGCTTCTTCAATAAATTCTTTTAAAAAAAATAAATTTTCCATGCAACACCTACTTTATACTTACTTAATTATTTCTTACTTTTAGATTTATTCATTCTTTTTGTTTTACGCTTTGAAGCCTCTTTTCTTTTTTTTGCATAATCATAAGCTCTTTTAAGTCTAGACTTCACCTTTGGATCTTTTGCTTTTTTATAAGCTGCTCTAACTCTTTGGTGTATTAAGTTTATAATTTGAGATTGTCTTGCATGAGACTTTGATTTAAAAGTTTTTTTTGATAAAGTTTTTCTAATATCAGCAGCAGTTTTAAATTTTACACTTACAGTATCTTTAGGGTTTTCATCAGTATATAGTCTTCTACTGCTTCCTTTAGGCTTCTTACCAGTTCCAACTTTAGGATCACTTTCTAAAATAATATATTCTTTAATGTATAGTTTTAAATTTTCTTTACACAACATTGAGGTACCATTTTTTTATCAATAAATATAGTGTTTTCTTTTCTATCACCTATCTGGATATCATTTCCATTTACACCTGAAATTTTTCCAGTTTTAGGTTGTTTCATGTTTTTTAAGGACTTTAACTTTTTACATTCTTTACAACAGGGAAAGTATTTAACTTCTTTTCCAATATCTTCTTTAGAAAATATTTCTTTTACTGACTCTGATAAAAAACTTCTCCACTCTTTAATTATTTCTTTTGTATTCATTTGTACTTTTTTACCTCAATTGTTAGACTTGTTTTGTTTTTATTAATTATTCGATGCCAAGTATAACTAGGTATTTTATAAACATTATTAACAGACATTAAAGCAGGTAGTTCGTTATCAAACTGTATATACCAACCAGTACCTTTTTTTAATATAACTTCTCTGTCTTCTCTGTCTCTATGCCAAGTCAATTCTTTACTGCTTGAATTACAACTAAACTTTCTTTCAACTAAAACAAATTTATTATTTTCTTGAATTACGTTTTCTTTAAAAGGAAGCATTTACCACCATCCAGGAATATTTCTACCAAATAATTTTGTAGCTCTGCAAGACCAATACCCAGCTTTTGTTTTATCTTTCTTCTTACTACATTGATGTCTATCACCAAAAGATTTTCTTCTTTTTCTGTGTGCTTCACTGTCACCCATTGCTGTAGGCATACTAGAACCAAAAGTTACTTTTTTAACTTTTATAGAACCGTCTTTATTTTTTTTACCCGAGTTTACAAAAACTACAGCTTTTCCTTTTCCAACTCTTTTTACTCCAGCTTTTCCTAACTTAACTTTTTTACCTTGATATTCAGCTTCAGCTATCACATCATCTTCAAGATAATAATCCTCTATTAAAAAAGGATAGTCTAAAGGAACCATTTGACCTTCGTATTTTGCCCATTTTCCTACTTCTAATTCATTAATGTACATGTTATCTATTTCATGATGTAAGTCTATAATTCCTTCTTCATTTAGCTTTCTAGCTTCATTAAATAAATTAAAATAATTTTTAGATCCTCTTCTAAAAATATTTGTACTTATAGGTATGTTTTCTTCAATGTGAAATTTTAATCCTTCACTCATTAAACTTCTTTTGTCTGAAATAACTTCAATAATATAATCTTTTAATTGTTTAGACATAATATTCCTTGTTTTAACTCGCGTGTATATTATAAAAATAAATATTATAATAATAAAAAAAAAGGATTTAAATATGAATAGATTTGGTTACGCATGCATTAATATGGATCTAAGAAAAAAAGGTATATTTAATTCTAGAACAATGCGCAAAAAAACATTTTTAGAAAAAGGTATATCTTATGCTTCACAATTAGTTTTACAAAACGTAAAAGACATGATGCCTATATTTGAATGGAACAATAAAAACAATGTTAAAGTATTTAGACTTTCTTCAGAGATTACTCCATGGGCTTCAGAATATAATTTAAAAGATTTACCTGACTATGAAGAAATATGTCATCATTTAAAAGTAGCAGGTGACTATACAAAACTTACAGGTCAAAGAATATCCTTTCATCCTGGACAATTTAATTGCTTAGCTTCAGAAAAAGATCATGTAATTAAAAACAGTATAAAAGACTTAGAAATACATGGAAAATTATTTGACTTAATGGGTATGGATAGAAATCATAACTCTAAAATAAATATACATTTAGGCTCATCTTGCGGTGGTAATTTAAAGTTAGCTGCTGATAATTTTAACAAAAACTTTTTATTACTTTCAGATTCTGTTAAATCAAGATTAACTGTAGAAAACGATGACAAACCTGCTATGTTTAGTACAAAGTTTTTATACAACAATGTTTATAAAGTTTCTGGTGTTCCTATTGTATTTGACTCACATCATTTCGAATTAGGTCCCCAAGACGTTGGATATGAAGAAAGCTTTGAAATGGCATACGACTCTTGGCCAAAAGATATACGTCCAACTTGTCATCACTCTAATGGAAAAAAAGAGTATGAGGATAGTTCAATTCGTTCAAAAGCAGCACACTCTAATTATTACTATAAACCTTTCAATAGTTGTGGAAAATCAGTTGACGTTATGTTAGAAGCTAAAGCTAAAGAAAAAGCTCTTGAAAGGTATTTACACGACTTTGGTCAATGTACAAACATTACAAATAAATAAAGATATGACTAACTTAAAAAGTCCATAAACAACACTTTATTTTTAAATTTATTTACTATTAATTCGTTAAAGTTTTGTTCAGATATAGAGTTAAAAATTAATAAATAAATTTTAGCTTCATCTGAAAGATTAGTTGTTTTAAGAAATTTATCTAATCCTTGATTATCTTCTGGCGCAGGCATTTTAATTAGACAGTAAGAAAAAATACTGGGCATTAAGTCAAAAGATTCGATACCAAGAGTAAAATTGATCGATCTAAAATATGTTACAAACTCAGATATTATATTTGGTTTATATTGACCTGTAGACAAAATATCAGACGTATATTCTTCATCATAATCCATTAAATTATGCATGTCAAAGTTTTCAAAATCATAATTCAAGTTTGGAAATATATTTTTATAATTGCTTATTATCTCTTTTGCTCTTTCTGTATTAACAACATCTAGAAATTCAGATTGTCCTCTATTACCATGATCAAAAATTGAATGATAAAGATCATGTATTAACCAATTTAAACAATCTTCTTTTGTATGCATGTTTTCTTCACTAAATTGACCACTAAAAGTGCCAGAAGATACTAGAATCGGGTAGCTTTTGTTATAATATGATTCTAATAAGATTTTATTTTCTTTATCTAAGTTAAAATTATTATTAATAAAGCTTTTAATGTCTGTATTTTCTTTGTTGCACAAAGCAACAATATTTCCTATATTGATATAATTTATGTCATGTTCAGATAAGATGTTTTTAAAGTGAGGTTTTTCTTCTAAAGTTTGTATGATTACAAGATCACGTTTAACTTCGATATGACTTCTTAAACTCAGGGAAACTCTCTCGCTAATAAAGTTTTGTTTCCATTCAGCTAACAACTCTTTAAATTCTCTTCTGCTTAGTTTACTCATTTATGATCCTTGACAGTTTTAGTACATATAAATTAAATATTAATTAATTATAATAAATAAAAACAAGAAAGGTATATAATTTGTCACTGATCAATTTTATGCCCACGTATTAATAAAAACAATTCTATTTTTTTGACTTAATAAAAATTTATTTAATATGTCCATGCAATTATCATGAGAATTTTCAAGAACATAACGTATTATTTTTTTATGTTCATTAGATATATCTGCGTTATTAACTTCATCCAAATCATGTTTGTTTTTCATGTTAGAGATACAGTATGCCCAAACTGAAGGCATTATATCACCGACTTCGATAGCTTTTGCATAGTTTATCTTATTAAAAAATTCTTTAAAAGCAAGTTCTACTTTAATAGCATTAGATTCTTTATCTGGTAATGATATAAACATATCTTCTTTGTTTACAATTTTACTTAATAACTTGATATCGTCTTTAAATCTATTAGATATTTCTCGTGTTTTGTTGTAAAAGTCACGTTTGTTTACAGGATGATCTTTGTCAAAATTCCATGCATCACTTCTTTCGTCTTCTTTGCTAAGCATTTTTTGATCACGATCAGCACTTTCAGAGTCATAAATATCACTAGAAAAAATTGCGTGTTCAAGATCATGTGTAACATATGGACTTATTTCTTGGTCTTTGACTTTTACTTTTTTGGTGAAGTCTCCTAGGCTTACAAAGAAAAGAACTGGATCTTTGTTTCCACTTTGAGCTTCTTTTAACGCTGCATTAGCGAAACTCTTTATTTTATTGTTTTTTGAAAAATTTAATATTGCACTTAGCAAGTTAATGTCTTTAGTCACAGAAAAATTAAAATTATATTTATGTTTTAGAGATTCGTACTCGTCGGTGTATAAATCTTTACGTTTTTTAGAAAAATTAATTAAGTCTATTACAAATCTTGACAATTCAAACATTTCATCTTGATTAACTGGACAAAGCCTGCCAGGTATTTCTTTTTTATAGAAATTTCTAAGTGGTCCTCTTTCATTGATAAAGTTTTGTTTCCATTCAGTTAGTAACTCTTTAAATTCACTTCTGCTTAGTTTACTCATTTATGATCCTTAGTAATTTTAATACGTGTAAATTAAATATTAATTAATTATAATAAATAAAAATAAGAAAGGTATATAATTTGTCTATTGAATTAATAACACCACCAAATAGATTTGTATCTCTTCATTCACACTCAACTTTTAGTACTTTTGATGGTCTAGGATATCCTGCAGATCACATTAACTTTGTTCTTTCTGAATCTCAAGGTATGGATGCCTGGGCTTTAACAGATCATGGAAACGGCAACGGTCTTGCTCATGCTCATTCACATGCTGTTAAAATGCAAAAGAAAGGTCAAAAGTTTAGACAGATCTACGGTGTTGAATTCTATTTTGTACCTTCTCTAGAACAATGGTCAAAAGAATACTCAGATCATCGTCAAGCTGTTAAAGATGCAAAAACAGCAGCAGCTGCTGAAAAGAAATCAAAAGAAAAAGTTGATATTGATGCTGATGATGAAAGTGGAGGTCTAGTCGTTGAAGACGAAGATGAAACAAAATCAGTCGATATTCTTAAAGACGAATGGAAAAGAAGATATCACTTAGTTGTTACAGCTAGAAATAGAATAGGTCTAAATAATCTTTTTACACTTGTTAAGAAATCATATAAGTATGGATTCTATAGATATCCTCGAATTGACTTTAAAATGTTAAAAGAACACGGCGAAGGTCTTCATGTGTCAACTGCTTGTCTAGGCGGTATCTATAGCAATAGAATTCTTAGGGGTAATGCACATAATAAATCACATGATGAAATTCAAAAAGACTTGTTAAACTTAACTGATAGATTTACTGATGCTGTAGGTATTGAAAACTTTAAACTAGAACTTCAATTTAATAAGTTACCAAAACAACATGTCGTTAATAACTTTCTTATTGAACATCATAAACTAACAGGTATTCCATTAATATCTACTGCAGACTCACACTATCCTACTAACGATAAATGGCAAGCAAGAGAATTATATAAGAAGCTTGGATGGTTAGGAAAAAAAGATGGAATGACTTTACCTGCATTTGAAGATCTTAAGTGCGAGTTATATCCAAAAAATGCACAACAAATGTGGGATGAGTTTTTAGAATCATATCCTCTATATGATTTCTATAAAGGTAATGAAGAACTAGTCAAAGAATCAATTGAAAGAACACATGATATTGTATGGGAAAGCTTTGAAGATACATGGATTGATGTTGGTGCAAAATTACCTACAATATCAATCCCTAATAAAACACCATTTCAGCATCTATGTGATTTAGTCAAAAAAGCTTTAATTAAAGAAGGCTTGCATAATAACAAAGAATATATTGAACGTGCAAAGTATGAGTTATCTGATATTAAATACTTAGGTCATGCTGCTTATTTTATTACAATGTATGAGATATTCAAGAAAGCTGAAACGAAGACATTGTTTGGAGCAGCTAGAGGTAGTGGTGGTGGATCTTTAGTTAATTATCTTTTAGGTATTACACAATTAGATCCAATACCCTATAACTTATTATGGAGTAGATTTCTAGGTAGACATCGTGTCTCTTGGCCTGATATCGATACAGATGCAGGTGATCGTGATGAATTAATTAATGCTGCGAGAGAACTATATGGTAATGATGCTGTTATTCCTGTTTCTAATTTTAATACCCTTAAGCTTAAGTCTCTTGTTAAGGATATTGCAAAGTTTTACGATATTCCGTACGATGAAGTAAATAAAGTTACAGGTCCTTTGCAAGAACAAGTAATGAAATTAGCAATGGATAAAAATCAAGAAAAATCTGTTTTTGTTCTTAAGCACGAAGATTGTATGAAATATTCTCCTGAGTATAATGAGTTTATGACAAAGTATCCTGAAGTTTCTGAGCATGTTGAAACTTTATTTATGCAAAATAGAGCTATTGGTAGACATGCAGGTGGTGTTATAATCGCAGACGCAGATAAACTTGAACAATCAATGCCTATTGTTGGTGTTCGAGGTGAGCTCCAAACACCTTGGACAGAAGGCATGAACTTTCGTAATCTAGAAGATAATGGTTTTCTTAAGTTTGACTTCTTAGGATTGACATTGTTAAAAGATGTAGAGAACTGTATTTATAGAATCCTTAAAAAACAAGGTAATTCAAATCCAACATTTGCTGATGCGAGAGCTTTCTTTGATAAACACTTGAATTGTAGATATGTTCAACAGGATGATCCTAAGGTTTGGGAACATGTATATAAAAACGGTAGGTTTTGTGGAATATTCCAGTTTACTGCTCCGGGTGCTAGAAATTTTGCAATGGAAGCTGAACCTGATTCTATAGAGGAGTTAGCAGCGTTAACTGCGATTTATCGTCCGGGACCACTTAAAGCAAATGTCCATAAGAAATATGTTAAGGCTAAAAGAAATGTTGCTGACATTAAGTATGATCACCCTATCATTGAAAAGATATTAGGTCCAACATACAACTATGTAGTATTTCAGGAACAATTTATGTTGTTAGCTCAAGAGCTTAGTGGTTTTAATCCTGGCGAAGCTGATAAGCTTAGAAAAACATTGGTTAAAAAATCATTAGATACACTTCATTCTAAAGGATCTGAAAAAGCAATTGCTAGAGAGAAGTTTATTAAAGGTGCTAAAGAATTAAATGATGTTCCAGAACATATATCATCTAAGTTGTGGCAAGATATAGAAAACTTCGCGGTTTACGGCTTTAATAAATCCTGTACTTTTAATACTTTAGTAGATACGTATGATTATAATGGAAATTTTCTAGAAACAAAGGAGATTAAAGATGTTATTCCTGGGGTTTATGTTAAGACAAGAGACGAAGAAACAAAAGAAGATATCTTTACACAAGTATTGGCAAATCATGATCATGGAGAAGTGCCAACTTTTAAGATTACATTGGAGGATGGACAAAGTGTTGAATGTACAATGCATCATAAGTTTAGAGTTGAAGATGGAAGGATGTTACCACTATGGTACATAATACAAGAAGATCTTTCGATTGTGTGTGTGGAAAAAGTTTTGCAAACAATTCCAGTTTAAATACTCATCAAAAAAAATGCAATGTATTTTTAGAAAAGTCAACTGAAGGTGTTGATTATATAAAGTGTAGAATTTGTGGATATATTGGTAAAAATATTACATCTCATGTTAAAAAACATCATTCTTTATCTAAATCTGAGTATGAAGAAAAATATGGGTCTACTATATGTGAGAAAACAAGAGGTATATATGCTGTAAATGGTGACTGGATAACAAGAGCAAAAGAACGAGGAGATGATTTATCTGAATACTATTCAAAGTTAAGTGATAAAATATCAGAGGGTATTATGAAGTCTGATTCTGCTCGAGAAGCTAGAAGAAAGAATCTTTCTAGTTTAAACAAGACAAAAGAGTTTAGAGATAGATCATCAAAAACAGCTAAGAAAACATCAGGAAGAAAAGATATACAGAAAGAAAGATCAGAAAGACTTGCTAAATGGAGGTTAAATAATCCAGAAGAGTTTTATGAAAAATGTACATCTGTTATGCATAAGTCTTGGCATTCTAAGCCTGAAATGCAGCTATTTGAAATAATAAACAGAATATTTCCTAATACATTTAAAAGAAATCAGCAACTTAAAAGAAAGAATTTTAAAACAACAAAGTCAAACAAAAGACAAATTGATATTTTATCTTTAGAAAATAAAGTTCTAGTTGAGTTTGATGGAATACATCATTTTAAAAGTGTATTTAAAGAGACTAAAAACTTTGAAAATACAGTTAAAAGAGACAAAGAGTTAAATGAAGTTCTTGTTGAAGAGGGTTGGACTGTAATTAGAGTTTCTTATGATGAGTATGACTATAAAGACAATGGTACGTTTAATCAAGAAACATTAGATAAAGTAAGAAAAATAATATCAAATAAAACACGTGGTTTGTGGTTGTTTGGTAAGTCATACGTGTAAATTAATATTAAATATTATATTATAAAACAAAAAAGAAAGGTTGCTAATGTCTCGTATTAAATCAATTGAATTTACTAATAAGCAGCAGACATTTGACTTGGAAGTTGCGCATCATGATCATCAATATTATTTAAGTAATGGAATTCTTCAATCAAACTCCCATGCTGTTGCTTATGCAATTGGTTCGTATTATGCTGCTTGGCTGCACACACATTATGAAACAGAATGGCTTGCAGCTATTTTACAATCTGAGAATGGAAATCCTAAAGGAATGTCAAAAGCAATATCTGAGATTAAGTCGTTTGGATATGAGATTGCTGCAATAGATATTAATCACTCTGCTGCAGAATGGGAATTCTCTGAAGAACTACAAGCATTTGTTCCTCCTTTAACATCTTTAAAAGGAGTAGGTGATAAAGCTGTAGAAGAAGTATTTTCTAATAGACCATATAAAGATTTAAGTGAGTTGTTTTATGATGCCGAAGGTGTTTGGAAACATTCAAAGTTAAACAAAACAGCTTTCGTTTCGCTCGCAAAGATGGAATCATTTAAATCATTAGATGAATTTAAAAATGAAAAACTGCAACACCACAAGCAGCTCCACGATATTATCATTGAGAACTATAATGACCTTAAGAAAGGTGAATGGGGAATTACAAAAACTGCTTACAAAAGAGCAATTAAAAAAGGCGAAGAGCCGGTAAGAATTATAGATAGATTATTATCTGAATATGAGTTTTTAGAAGATTGGTCTAGAGCAGAAAAGATTAAGAATTATTTTGAATTGTCAAATGATGCATCAGATGACTTATTATTTCCTCCTGAGTTATTAAAGAAATTAGAAGAAAAAGAAGTTGATTCTATTTTTGAAATAAAGACAGGGCAAAAAGGAATTGGATGGTTTACAGTAGTTGAAGTTATAAGAAAGACAACAAAGACGGGAAAGCCTTTTATGAGATGGAAGTGTGTTGACTCTGATAATAAAAGTGGATGGTTAAGAGTATGGGGTAATATGAATGGTGACATTGAATATTCAACATGGTTAGCTGAAGTTAAAAACGACGGTGGTTGGGGAATGTCAACAAATGCTGGAAAGCTTAAAAAGATAAGCGCTTTCGATTAATTAATTAAATTTTTCTATCTATAATTTCTTTTAAGATCTTCTAATACATCACCATAAAATCTACTTGCATGTGCCTCTATTACTTGAATAATTTGCATTTCAGATGCGTTACATCCTTCTTCATCACAATCATCAATTAAGTGATCTAGCATTTGATCATGTGTATATGGTAGTACTTGGTCGTCATTTAATGCTTTTAACGTTGGCTTTCCAAAGTCTTGTCTTGGTCGACCTTCGTATTCACTATAATCAGTTGCTTCTGAAATTACATTTCGGATAATTCTTCTTAGTTTACTTTCAGTTGTTCTCATATTTAATATCTCCTAATATGTTTTTAAATATGTTTTTAAATATGAAAATGGATGGGGAATGTCAACAAATGCTGGAAAGCTTAAAAAGATAAGTGCTTTCGATTAATTAAATTTCGTACATGTGTGCTTTATTAAATTCTTCTGGTGCTTGAGCAAATCTTTTTTTGATTATTGCTAAAGCATGTCTATATCTTCTTCTACGAGAGCGTCCTACGCTACTATGTCCAGGAACTTTATATTCTCCTAATACTATTGCAGCTTGATTAAGATCAGCATCAGGTAGTTTACTTTTATCCATACCATTAACAATTATCCAACCAATCAAGGTAGAGCCAGACATCCCTTTGTATTCATGAACTACATAAGGATGATCTTTGACAGGGCCTTGATTAGTATATGCAGGCATTTCTTCTTCTTCTTTTATGACTTTTCTTATGATTTTTCTCAACCGTCTTTCAGTTATTCTCATATTTAATATCTCCTATCATGTTTTTAAATATATTTTTAAAGTGTAAAATTAAATATTAAGTATTATAATAAATTAAAAAGGATTTGAATGCGATTTACAAATATATGCCTTGAAGGGCCTGATTGTAGTGGTAAAACTACATTATTTAACAATATACATAAGCAAACCAACTATAAATACAATATACAAGATAGAAGTTGTTTATCAATGTATATTTTCTCTATCATGTACGAAAGAGACTCTAAGTTTTGGTATAACAAGCTTATGTCTGACATTAAAAAACTAGATACTTTATATGTTATTATGTTACCTCCTTTAGAAGAAGTTGTTAAAAGAATAAAAAAGCGTGGTGATAATATTCAGGATGAAAACAGTATTGTTAATGTGTGGCATGCATTTAATGGAATTTCTAAAAAGCTTTTTACAGAAGATTTTCCAAATGTAATTACTATTTCTGGAACAGATAAAATGGAAAGTGTAAAGAATGTTTTAGATCGAATTGATTATTTAAACAAACAAAAAGGATCTAAACTAATAAAAAATTTAGTTATTGAAAGTAAAAGTAATGAAATTGTTGATGTAAGTTGTACTTCAGAAGTAAAAAAAGATGATTTAGATTATTCAGTTTTAGACTTTGAAGAAGAAAAAGAATATTATAAAAACATAAGTAGAGATTTTTTAAGTAAAATAAAAAAAGAATTAGATAAATCACAATCTGATACGGGAAGAAGATTTATATATTCTGATGATAGTTGTATATCTATGATTCATTTATTGTTTAGAGATAATAAAATAGATTTTAATGTTATTATGAGATCTTCTAATGTTATTAGAACTTTATGGGCTGATTATGAGTTCTTAAAAATACTAGCTTACAAAGCAACAAAAGAGTTAGGATATAAACATGTACCAATTATTCTAAACTTAAATATAAGATCAGCTCATATAATACCATAATGATATATTCTATAAACTTTTTACTTTTCTAAAAAAAGATTTTTTAAATTTATTAAAAGAAGCTTTGTCTTTAAAGTAATTTAATCGTACTGTTTCTTTTCTTTCATTATCATTTCTATCAAGATAGTAAATTACAGGAACATTATTTTTATATCTAATATCTATAAATGCATCTCTTATTTTAAGTTGTTTTTTAAGAATTTCTAGACTTTTTTTTATAAAAGCTTTGTTTTCATACTCTTCTTTGAGTATTTCTTTAATTATTTTTCTTAATTTACTTTCTGATAACATTTTATATTTTACTCCTAAACATAAATATAATATTATACTAAAAAATCTATTTGAAAGGATTTTTATGAACCCATTTTTTAATATATATATAGGACCAATGTTTGGTTCTAAAACAACTAGACTTTTAGGTGATATAGATCGACAGCGACACAAAGGAAAGAATATATTAACAATCAAACCTAACATTGATAAAAGATATGCAACACAAAAAATAGTATCTCATAGTGGTGGTAGTGTTGAAGCTGTTTGCGTAGAAAACATTAACGATATATATGATTTAGTTGCTGTTGGAGAAATATACGATGTAATCGCAGTTGATGAAGCTTTTATGATTGAAGATATTGATAAAGTACTTATTGAATTTTATAAAAGTGGTATTTCAATAATAGTATCTTCAATTCAAATGGATGCAGGTGAAACACCCTTTCAAAACATTAAAAATATTCTACCTTGGGCAACAAAAATTGATATATGTCCAGCTGTATGTACTAAATGTGATCAAGATGCATATTTTACAAAAGCTTTGTTTGATATAGAAAATGCTTCTCAAGAAGAAAGAATTGGATCGTATGATTTATATGAACCTAGATGTATGACACATTATTTTAACGAGGACTATAAATGAATACAAGACCTGTTTGGGATGAAATTTGGATGAAAGTTGCTGAAACTATTGCATTAAGAAGTCATCACCCAGAATGGAAAGTAGGAGCTTTGATCGTATCTTCAGATAATACACAAGTTCTTTCTTTAGGGTATAATGGTAACGCTTCTGGAATGTCAAACGAACCTCAATCTACACTACCCGGTCAAAGTGGATTACTTCATGCTGAAATTAATGCGCTTTTAAAGTTAGATTATAACAATCCTAAAGATAAAATAATGTATATTACTTTAATGCCTTGTGAGTATTGCGCAAAAGCTATTGTTAACAGTGGAATTAAAAACGTAGTCTATAAAAGTGATTATAGAGATAAAACAGGAGTTGAAATTTTAAAAAAAGCTAATATAATAGTTAACAAATATAATAATTATAATTAAGTTGAATTATAAAAAGAATTGAGTACTATGAAGAATTCACAAATTATTAAAGAAATGTCAAAAATATACAATGAAAAAGTAGAATATTTTTTAAATGAAAGTGGTGTTTACGACAAGCATGGAAATAATATTGTAGACAAAGCTGTAGGATTAAAAGTGTTTGATAAAGATACAGGCTATAGATATCATGTTGGAGGCTATCATAAAGAAGGAAATAAAGAATTTTTACTTCTGTTAAATCCAGATCAACCAAATCCTTCTGCAAAAATTACGCCTAGTAGCAGAGTATTGACTGATGACTATGAAGAGTCAATAAGTGATAACAAAAGTATTAGCATAAATGATTTAGAAAAAGACACATATATATTAGTACCTATTGAAGAATTTGATAAAAAGTATACGTATAAAAGGGAAAAATAGTTATGAATGTTGACAAAATAATTAAAGATGCTATAAAAGAGTCCTTAGAAGAGAAAGGATTTTCTAGTAAAAAAGAAAACAATGTTATAAAAGAAGCATATGTAATTCAACCTGGGAAATTTGATTTGAAAACACAATTGTTATCAGAAAAAACAAAGATATCTCATCAAGAACTCTTAGAGAACTATTCAAAATCTCTAAACAAGATATCTTCTGAACTTGATGGGGTTGATAAGACAGCATCAAATTTGAATAACTCACAATTTAGATCACTTAAGATTGATGAAACCTATAACTACAATGCTGCTTTTTTGCACGGACTGTACTTCCAAAATATATCAGATTTAAGCAGTCAAATATCTGCAGACTCTTTGACACATATGAAACTTTCTAGAGACTTTGGAACTTTTGATCGTTGGCAAGAAGATTTTATAGCTTGCGCTTTGTCTTCAAGAAATGGATGGGCTGTAACTTTATATAGTACACAGCTTAAAAGATATATTAATACTATAATTGACTTACATAGTCAAAATGTTATGATTGGAATGATTCCTATAATTGTTTTAGACTGCTGGGAACATAGTTACTATAGAGACTATTTAAAAGATAGAAAAACTTATATATACGGAATGATGAAAGAACTTAATTGGTCTATTATAGAACAAAGAATAAAAGTTTCTGAAAAAATTCATAAAGTTTTAGGGTGATTGCTATGAAAAATAAATTTTTAAATGATGTTAGTTTAATTTTAGAAAAAAATAAAAAACCTACACTTTCTATTTTACTAGAAAAAAAGAAAAGTAAAGAAAACTTTCCTGAAGATCCTTTTGAAGAAGAAAAGAGCGAAGACGATGAAGATTCTGAAGGTTTAGAAGGAAGTGAAGACGATGAAGATTCTGAAGGTTTAGAAGGAAGTGAAGACGATAAAGATTCTGAAGGTTTAGAAGGAAGTGAAGATTCTGAGGGAGAAAAAGATGAACAGCAACTAAAAGATGATGCAGAAAGAATTGAAAAAGAAGCAATGATTTCAGCAATTATAGCATCTGACGAAGTTATTAAAAAAAGAGAAGTAGAAATGGAAAAGTTAGCTTTAAGCAATCCCCTATCAAATCTTGTAGATAGTAAATATTATAGTATAAAAAAATATTTATTAGAAGACAATGCAAACTCAGATGATATTAATATAGATGGCGCTATTGATAAATTTATAAAAGGGAACGAAGATAAAATACATAAATTTAAAGTAGGTGTTGAAAAAGAAAGAAAAGGCTTTGGTATAAATGTTCAGGAAGAAGTTAATAATGCTGTTAAAAATTTAAAAAGTTTTGACAAAAAGGTTAATCCTCCAGATTTAGTAAGATTTACATATATGCAAAGAATTATCGATTTTTCTCCTGCAGAAGAAATAGAAAAAAACATGGAATTATTTGATGATTTATATTATAAAGAAGTAAAAGAAATACCAGAATATTCTAATTATAATAGAGAAGATATTAACATTTCTTTAAAGAATAATTATAATAATGCTATAGTTGGAACAACTTCAGCAGGATAATTAATCATAATGTCAAAAGAACACAACAATGTTAAAAAAATAATAAATAACAAAACAATTCACTTTGTTCTCCCAGGAGAAATACATAGGAAACTAAGAGCTATGCTATTTCTTAAAGAATCTTCTATGCAGTCTTTTTTCAAACTGATGTCAGAAAAATTCATAGAAGGAGATCAATATATATTAAATCTTTTAGATCAAAGAGTTTTAGATATAAAAAATAAAAAAATAAATAATTTAAAAGAAATTAACGTGAAAGATTTGTACAATGTTATTGAAGAAAATTCTCCTTTTAAAGAATAGAGCAAAAAGCTTTATTGAATATGTTGAAGATATTGAAAAAAAATTTGAATTAAAATTATCAAGACTTGAAAAAGAAATTATCATTTTAAAAGAAGAAAGTTTAGATAAAACGTCTAGAATAGAAGATCTTAACAATAAAATTCTATCTCAAGAAAAAGAGATGTCGTTAATGAGTAATGACTTTATTACAATTACAGCTGTAATAACTGAATTGTATGGTAGTATAAATGACTTAGTAAGTCATATAGAAAGTAACAGCTTAGAAAATATTGATGATATTGAATTAGAAAAAAAGAAAAAAGTTTATCATTAAAAACATTCATAATAAACTATTCATGTAAAATACTTATATTTATAATAAAAAGGTAGTTATATGAAAGACATAAAAAGATTGATCAATGCTATACTATTTGAAGACAATATTAACGAGACTTTACGTCCTGATCATTTTAATAAAGAATATTCAAGTAGTAGTATACACAATACAAAAGGACCAAAAATTAATGGTGATAATAGTTATACTTCAAGCTATGAAGAACTGCAAGATTTGCCAATAGCATCTTCAGAAGTAATGACTGATCATATTACTACATCAAAATTAGACTTTGACAATTTAATTTCAAGTGAATATGACGGCCCAAAAAATAAAACTGAGCTTATGAGAGCAATAAACTCAGGAATACAAGATTTAGATTTGTCAAAGAAACAAATAGATATTATGTGGAATAAAAACTTAAACTTGTTAAAAAAATTTAGAGGTCAAAAATAATGAAAATTAAAAAATTAAAAGCTAGAACTTCTAGGCTTTTAGAAAATAAGAGCATAGATTTTAGAAGAAAATACTTGCTATTATCAACTCTTTCAATGAACAAATCAATTGATACATATGAAATATACTCTGAGGCATGTATATACTTAGATAACTTAATATCAACAAATGGTATTGTACCTACTGAAGATGGTATTATCAATCTTTACAAAAAGTCTTTAAAGTTAGAGGGTGTTGAAGAAAAAGTAATTCAGAAAAAAGTTAATACTATTAAGGAATATAATGATTTAGTAAACTCTAAAAGTTTATCTCTTTTTGAAAATATTATAGACAGCGAAATATCAAAAGTAAGAATAAAAAACAAAAAGTTAGATGAAAAGCTTACATTACTAATGATTGATGCATTAAACAATAATATATCTTTGTTTATAGAATCAAAAGACTTAGATGACAATTATCGTAAAAGTTATATTGCTGATAGGAAAAAAGAAGAAGAAATGCTTTTTGGTAAATCATCTGATGACGATGAGAGTATTGATGACGATGAGAGTATTGATGACGATGAGAGTATTGATGACGATGAGAGTATTGATGACGATCAAAAAATGAAAGAGTCTTCATATATTAAACAACTTTTAAAAGACTATAAATGGTTATTTACACCTAAAAATATTTCTATGATAAGAAATAAACTAAAAATATATATCCCTAAAGATTTTTCACAAGAAGAAATAGATAAATATATAAAAACAAACGATAGATTATCTATTATTTCAAAGTATGATTTGATCTTTAATAAAAATGCTTCTGATGCTGACTTGAAAAAGTTAGAAATATTATTTATAATTGACTATTATTTAAACATAAAGCAAGAGTTAATGAAAGACTCTGAATATAAAAAATTGTCTGCTCAGTTAAATCTTGACACAAAAGTTGATCAATTAACTCCATGGGAAATTGGTGGAGGTGGAGGATCAAATCAATTAGGAAAAGAAGCAAGATCTAAGCTAAATAAAATTAAAGGTTATAGTATTTCTTTAAGAGATCCTTCTATTAAAAAGACACTTGTTAAAGAAAGAAATGTTTTAGTAGATAAAATTATTTTTTCTAAAGACAATATTGATACATCAAATCTTTCTGAAAATCAACTATTTGCTTTCTTAAAAAAATGTTTAGTTTCAAGTAACGTAAAAAATCCAGATGATATTCTAAGAATAACTATTAAAGCGCTAGATTCTCAATATAGTCAAGAAGACTTAGATATTCAAAGAATAGGAACACAAGAAGATGAAGATCTTTATAGATCTGAGCTCGAAGCTTTTGAAAAAGCACAAAAAGCTGAAGACATTTCAGATATGGAAAGATACAAAGACTTTAAAGATGTAAAAGGTGCTGAAGAATCTGAAAGCGATGATGAATTCTATCCTAAAAAGAAACCTAAATATAAATCTACAATTGATCCAGAAACAGGAAAAAGAGTACCATATATTGATCCAGAAACAGGAAAAAGAGTTTTAGTAAAGTATGTTGATGTATTTGATCAAGATGGTAATCCTATGGGAGAGTATAAGTCTGAAGAAATTGCTCACGATTTAGATCTTACATATCTTTACGGCAATAAATCAACTCAAAAACAAAGAGTAAAAAAAAGATATGAAGAATTAACTAATCTAATAGACTTAAGTAAAGAAGATCCTAATGTTCTTGAGCCGACTCCTGAAGAGATGTTAAATCTTATGAATCTGCATAATTCAGAGAAAGATTCTGGCAAACCTAAATCTTTTGCAATGATAGCAACAAAATCTGGTGGTAGATGGAAAAAGCCTTCTAGCGTAAGACAAGATATAGATAAGTTTTACGCAAGAGCAAAGTATTTTAGTTCTAACAATGCTCAAAAAGGAATAATTTACAAAGCTTTGCTAGATAAATATATTGAGATACTTGATAACAAAGATTTAGTTAATGATTCATTTGTTACTATGCAAAACTTTGCAAGAAAAAACATTACAAAAGATATTGGTGGAGAAAATGTAGAAAATACAGATATGACATTTATTCAAACAATACAAAATACATTGTCTGACGAAGATATGAGGAATTATTTTTCAGGTAAACATGAAAAGTTAATAGGAAGTTCAGACTATGGAATAGATAAATTAGCTTTATTAGATACACTAATAGATGATATGGAAAGTTCTTTCAAAATATTTTCATCAGATATAATGAAAGAATTTTATTCAAGTTTTGTATGGTCGAAAACTGAACATGATATTACTAGATCGATCATAGAATATTTTAAACAAAACTTCCCGGGCAGCAATATTGGTGCGTCTTTGCCGGAAAATAAAAAAGCAGATAAAGTAAGACCAGAAGAAGGTAAAATTCTATTTAATACGATAATATATTGGGTGATGAAAAGATCTTATATAAGCAAATCAGATGGTGTTGTTGATCTAGATCAAGACATGGCAATAAGAATTTCAAACTTTAAAAATAATTTCTTTAGACAGAGTTCAAAAAAACCAGGCCCAAAGCAAAAATACTTATTAGATGTAGAAAAATACAATCAGGAAAACAAAATAGGAAATAAAATTATTCCAATAGACTTTACAGAACAAGTTGTTGATAATCTATTGAAAGACATGGGAAGTGATAAAGGAATTATTGGAAGCCAGTGGAAAAATAATAGCGAATTAACACTTGAGGTACTGCTTAAGTTTTTAAGATGGATGAACAAGAAATCTGACTCTTATTTCTTTGGTTTCGTAAGTAAGTCTTTAATTAGTAGCTGGTATAGAAAAAAAGGATATATACTTTCAGATATAGTAACACCTGAAGG